CTGTTTGTTTCGTTTGATAATGTTATCATTTTATTTGCAGAATCAGTATCTATAACTTTTATTTCTGCATAAAGCACTCCCTCTGTAGAGTTTATTAAGTCGCTGTTTCCTGCATTGTTTGCTGCATCTGCACTACGAGTAACTGCACTTCCTGAAGTGTGTATTAGAGATGTTGCATAGCTTCCCTCCTCAAGTTGTGCGCCATAAGCTAAAACTGATTGCCCTGTAGCTGTGGATGAAAAACTATTATCTGAATCTGAAAAACCAAATATAGTCAAAAGTATATTTGTGCTTTGTAGTGCTACAAAAGTATTTGTTAATTTATACCACCCATTAGATAATTTCTGTATTGTTGCAGAAGTTGAATGTACAGTTTTTATTTCGCCTTTATCTAAATCAAACCAAGCTCCTGTTTGTGAACTTGAATAATGTGCTAACCTAAAAAAACCACTAAAATTTATATTCTTAACAAGAATAGATAAAGTATAAGTTTGCCCTATTGTGATATTTCCATTAGAGCCTAAAGCAGGATTCACGTTACTACCATCAACTTCTAATTTTGTTGCATTTGCAATACCTTCAGGAGATATAGCATTATTTGCAGTAAGAGTTAAACCTTGTGTTCCTGACCAAGTAGATTGTGTAAAGTCGTTAGAATATGTTACGCTATTTGTTCTTTGAGGTTCAAGCAAGATACTCGGCTCTCCGTTTGTGTAATCTATTCTTGGTATGTCTAATCTGTCTGTTGTTTTTAGATAGTCTTTTGGTTGGTCGCCTTTTACTATTTGCCAACCCCAAACTAAAATATCACAAGAAGAATCAGAGCCTAAGTCTGTTCTTACACCTAAATACGAAAAGAAATTACTCGTTGCTGTACCTGTGAAATGATACCTTATCCATCTATCAGTTGCTAAAACAACATTAGCAGAGGATTGAGTACCTCTTCCATAAAAGATAACATTTTGGTCGCTTGATGTATTAGATTTAATATATACACTCATAGTAAACTTTTGACCATTATCAGTTGGTGTTATTATTGAGCCTTTTAAAGCGTAATTACTTCCTGCTGTACATTGTAATCTACCTGCTGTTAAAGTTCCATTTGGCGCTATTGCAAAATTATTTGTTGCTGTGATAGCTGAGCCACCTCCTGATGAAGTAGATGTTTTGCTTTCTATTTCTTCACTATAAGTGGTAAAATTATAAGGCACATCTTCTATAAGATAATCTTCGTTAACTCTTGTTCCTGTTGAATTTCTGTCAAAGTCAAAGTCGGCATCTGTTTGTAGTTCTATTTTTATGTTTTTAAAATAACCAACCCCTGAAGTATTATAAGCGTATAATCTAATTTTAGTTTGCGTTGGTTGCACAACCTTACTAAATGTTGTCTCTGTTGTTGTTGCTTCAAATTGTCCAAAAGCGTAAGAATAATTTGCGCCATCTGAAATATACAATCTACTGTTTCCACTTGCATCTTCATACATAGTAGCAGTAATTTTATATTTAAAACCTGCAACTACAGTTATATCTTGTCTTGCATCACAAGTGCCACCTGTAGCATTTAAAATACCATATCCCCCATTTTGACTTGTGTTTTCAGGTCTTGTGAGATTACTCCAATCATTCCATCCTGTAACAGTATTTGTTAAGAAATTTCCGTTTATTACAAGATTTTCTCCTAAAGCATAGGCAGGTTTTATAGAATATAAGTAGTCCTCAGCATAAGCTGTAGGTGTAGTTATTATGGATGCTTTTTGTAGTAAACTCATATCTTAATCTTCTAAGTTTTCTAATAGTTGTATAGTCATTGTGTTGTTCTCGTATATTTGCACTCTCCTATTCAAATCAGAAGTCAAGTACTCTATTTGATATACGTCTGCCCAATCAATCGTTGAGGTTGCGTTGCCCCAATAACTCTCGCTGTATGATTTTCCCCAATTTATTGTATTTGCCATCTAAATACTGTTTTAATTTAATTATATTTTTTTCTTTTGGTTTGTATATCACAATACCCATCCGTTAAATGTAGCATCACTATCAGGATATACGTCTCCTCCTGTGTTCTGATTATACTCAGGAAATAAATTACTGTTGTTGTTGATGTAATCTAAAAACCTCTGTGTATAATACTCTGCTGTATTTCTCGCTTTGCTTACTAAATAGTCAACCTCATTCTTAGAAACTGATTCTGAGTTTTCGCTTGTGTGTTTAAATACTCCTCCGTTCTTAATCTGATAAGCTGCATAAGGAATATACTCTGCTTGTGCATACCATATTAACATTGGTTGTACATATTTGTTAAGTAGAGTTTGATAATTTCCTGTGACGCCACTTCCCGCAATATCTGATTGTAATTTATCATAAAGTTTAGTTCCTAAATAGTTTCTAACCTCTATCTCTTGAGCTACCTTTATGAATTGTATGTACTTATCTGTATCTACATTACCATCAATGATGCTGTTCTTGACTAAATCTGTTCTCGATATGAATAATACTGTTGCCATAATTATCTACTTATTCCTATTCTTTTTGCGTATTCTGCTGTATATCCTTTATAAGGCATATTTTTTGGCTTCATAGCTACTTCTTTAGGGTTATCAGGTGCCTCAAAACCTTTTCTCTTAGCTTCAGAATCATATAGTTTTTTTCCTAAACCTTTATTTCCATCTTTTCTAAGATATGTTCTTCTGCTCCAATAGTGATTACACCTTGCACCACCTTTGTAAAGCCAAATAGAATATTTGTCTGTTCCTTTTTCGCCGAATCCTGCATTAACAACCTCATCATCCATTGCGATAATATCTTCTTTACGGTAAACTTTTTGTGCATCTACCATTTTTCTACAAAACTCTCTTGATGTGTTTTTTACTTTTGCTGGGCTGTAGAAATATCTTACTAAAAAAGTGTTTCCTATTTGTGATTCTTTCCTACTTACGCCGTCTTGTTCGCTTTCTCTGTATGGTGTTGCTTTCCCTACCTCTGCTAATTTTATTTCGTTATTAACATTTTCTATTAGTTCATCCATCTCATCTTCAAAATCATAATTAACATTAGATTCATCTATTAAATCAAAGTCTTTAGTTATTTCTTTTTCATCTTGACCTAAATCTATGAGCTTTTGTGCTACTTGTTCTCTAAAACCATTATCTGATAGGTTTTGTATTTGTGAGTGGTCTTTGCAAGGCATATACCAAGTCATACCGTCTTCTTCGTGTGTGTGGTAACCTTCACACCCCGTTTCTTTAGCCTTTTCTATTGCTTCTTCTTTTGTAGGGAAAACATCCTGTCCGTCTATCTTTTTTAACTTAACGCCTGTTTCTTCTTCTTTTGTTTCTTCGTCCTCTACGTTCTCTAAGTCTGTAAATTCAAGTGGCTGAAGCGTTTTAAAGTATAAATTAAGAGCTATATCATTGTAAGCTAGTATTTGGTCAAAGGCGTCTATTAAAAGCCCTTGAAAGCCCTTAATTACTAAGTTATCAAACAAAATAGAAGCTGTTTTTAATTCGTCAGCGTTATTACCAAGACCTGTACTATCCTTAATACCAAATAACATTGGACTTACAACCCTGTGTGCTACCATAATCTTTTTTGAACTCTCATCACTTAAGAATTGGTATTGATTGTGTGCATCACTGAGTTGTATCGGGTCTATAGTTGCTGCAGTTTCTGAGTTGTCGTTAAAAGCAAGTATAAATTTACCTGCATTGCTACTCCCCGAGAATTTCTGGTAGATACGTCTCTCAATCATTTCTCTTTGCTCAGGGTCTGGAGTACCATTGTTGAAGTTGATTAACATACTAGGGGCTAATCCGTTCAGTATGTTGTTTAAATGGTAGTTAGATATTTCCTCCTCTAATTCAGCGTATTGCGTTCCACCTTGGTAATCTACAGGACTATAATACTTAAAACCCGCTCTATACGGCTTTATGTACATAATCTCTAATCCATCTCTAGAAGTTCCAAATGCAGGTATTCTTTTTAATTCGTTTCCTCGTTTGTACTTAGACCAATCACTAAAATAATAATATGCTTCTATTTCCCCTTTGTCGTTACATTTTTCTGCTCTTAGTGTTTCAATAGGTATGTGCTCTAATTGAACAATCTTGCTTCTGTCTTTAGAATAGATAACTTGTATTGCGCATTGACCCATTAGTTTTAAGTCATAGCATAATTTTCTTGTGCAGTTTTTGTTGAATAAACTCATCATCTGAGCATACTCATTAGGTTTTTTATTTGAATTAGTAGCGTCTAGGCCTTTACCAAAAATCATCTCACTAACACCATTTATAATAGCGTTATTTGTAGGGCTGCCGTTGTATCTGTCTATTAGATATTGGAAGTAGTTGTTATCTTCGCCGTATTCAATGAAGTCTTTGCCTCTCACCTCTTTTACTTGTGGAGATGTGTAAGTGCTTAAATTTACTATGCTTAAATCTGATTTATTTTTCATATTACAATATAGTCATTATCATAGACATCATTCCCCGTTGGCACAGAATATTCTGTATCATTTACCGAATAACTTGATATTGTTTGGTCTGTACAGAAAACTTTGTCTTTATATATAACATTACCCCCCTCTTTTAGTGTTAAGTCATAAAACCCACCCTCAACTAATACAGGACTTAATGCTTTAGATACTACTAAATAATTTTTGTCTGTTGTAGTGCTTACCGTATATGTGGTTGAGGTGTTTGTTGAATCATCTCTCAATATCATACTAACAGAACTTGCATAACTTCTAGGTATAACTTTCATTGTTTGAGCTGAAGCTGATGTCGTTAAGTGTATCATACTTATATAACGTATGAACTTTGAATTTTGTGTATAAAAAAAGAGGAGTCCGAAAACTCCCCTTTAAAACAAAACTAATTCAAAAATTTATGAAAACTTATGTAAATATAATAAATTATTTTTAGTTAGGTACTATTTTAGTTCCTTGAGATGCACCTGTAACAACAGTTGGAACAGTGAAGTCTGGCGGTGCAGTTTCTTGAGCAACAAATGTTAAGGAATATCCTGTTAAATCTCCCATAGCCGCCCCACTTGAAAATGTACCCGCAGTTAATTCTGCTCCGTGTACTTTACCTACTAAGAAATAGTTGCCGTTGTAATCCTCTACCCAAATGTGAGGTCTAGCTACTGCAAGAAGTTTAATTTCCTCTTGTGTTTCTTTTTCTTGAAACGTAAAATTTAATGTCAACGTGCTTTCGTAAAATGTAGTACCGTTTTCTCTAGATGAAGTAACAGCAGTTTCTAAAGTAGAATTTCCTTTAATGTCAAATTGCATTACCGTAGGACTTCCTGCTATTGCTGATATTTCATTAGATGCGATTGTGATAGCTCCTAACGTACCGTAATCAACAAAATAAGCGGATTTTAACCCACCTACTCCTGATTTACAGGGTAAAGCTCTACCTTTAGTTAATAAACATGGCATAATTATATAGTTATTAAAAAAAGGGTAGGTAGATTAATACCCACCCTCTTATATGTTAGTTAAAATATTAAGAATAAAGAACTACATCAGCACCTACACCAATCTGGCATCCGGCTGTATATCTCATAACTACTCTTACGTTTTGACTTCCGTCAATATCTGACATATCAATTACTTTTACTTCGTTTCTGTCATTTAAAAGACCTGTACCGAAGAATAAGTTGCTTGACCTTGCAGCCATTGCATTGTTGTCAGCTAAACCTGATGTTGGATAAATCTTGATACCATCAAAGAATAAACCTCCTAATGATTGGTTGTTACCTTTGTTGTCGTAACCTGCTGCACCTAAACCTGCTGCACCAAATCCACCTAAAGCTCTAATGTACGCTCTATAAATGTTTTGTGATACATAAATAATAAGGTCATCTGCTCCGTAAACTCCTGATGGAATAGCATCTACGATAGCTCCTAATTGTGCAACTACGTTTGCTGATGTTACAGTTGCTTTAGCGACATCTACTACAGTTGCGTCTGCTCCTGCTAATGTAGCTAAACCATCGAAGTTACCCTCTCCTGCTGCACCTGCCCATATAGAAGTTTCAGTTGCACTTGCAACCTCTGCTGCTACTCTTGCAATAACAAAGTCAGAGAATAGTGGAGGTAAGTTGTCAAAAGCACTGAAGCCCATTTGAGCAGCTTCCCAATCAGAATGTAATTCTTTTTTACAAATCTGTAGGTTTACTTGTAATTCGGTTGGTGTTAATACTTTTTCAGTAAGTGTAAGACCTGAAGTCGTTGCATCGAAGTCACAGTCAGCACTTCTTACTAAATTTGAAAATGCTCCTACTTTCATAGCAGCTTTGTACTTAATGTTTGGCATAATAGTTATCGCAGCATCATCTAAGGTCTTTGCTGTTAATAAAGATGCAGCAATGTATTTACCTGCAAACTCTCCTGCATAACTACTACTTGTAATTGTTGGATTTGGCATTTTTTAAATTTTAATTATTTGTTAATTTTTTCATTACTCTATCTAAAGCAGTTTCAGGTCTGTTTTGTCCAAAATTTACTTTAAATTCTTGTTTAGCTTCAGGGTTGTGGGTGATTGGCTCAGTTGCAGGTGTTTCGCTAAGTTCTTCTTTAACTTGCTCCTCTACTTTAGCCATTTCTTCTTTAACTTCCTTTAGCTCATTAATCATACCTTTGATTTCCTCAACGGCAGAATTAAATTCTTCTTTAGATACATACTGCATTTCTTCTTCTTCAACTTCTTCTTCTTCTTCTACTTGCTCTTCCTCAGCTTTGATTTCTTTGATAATACCTTCTTCTTCTACAACAAGCATATTACCATCTTCCATTAAATATTCGCCTTTAGGAACTGCAACCTTATCATCTTCAGTTAGAATAAATATTTCATTCCCTGATTCAAAAGATTCTGCTTCTAATACTGTACCGTTTTCTAGCTTTAATTGTGCTAGTTCTAATGCTTCCTCAGTTAATTGAGTGTCTTGCTCAATAGCTTCTTCCCCTAAGAAAGTCTTGATTTTGTTTAAGATTTCTGTTGATTTCATATTATTATAACGAGTTAAAATTTATATTTGCATTTTTATACTTTACCAATGCCTTGGTTTATTATATTTCCCTTACAGCACTTCACTGAATAGGTTTCATCTTTACATAAACAACCTCTACGCCCACCTTTAGGGCTTGTTTTACTTGGTGTTTCAAATTTTTTCATCTGCCTTGTCCTTTATAGGGTTTTTTGTATTTGTTTTGACCTACACTTGCGTTTTTGCTGTGCGGGTGTGATTTCCTTTTAGGTTTTATATAAACGCTAACTATCTTTCTTGCCATCTAATTCTTTCAATTTAGATTCAGACCACCTTAAACCTGCTTTACCACCCCATAAAAGGTATGATATTGTACCACATGCTTTAGAATCTCCTTCATCATAATATTCTTCTGCTCTGCTGAGGTATGAGAACATTCTTTTAATAGTTGCCTTAGATATTGGCTTTCCTGATGCTAATTGTGTGGCTCTTACTTTGCCTACCTGCGTTGCACACTTGTTGTTTACTTTTTTGTTAAGTTCTAAACCTCTTTTAGCGTTGTTCTTCACGCCTGATGGATAATCACTATAAGATTCCAAGTCTTGTTTCTCGTTTCTGATTATGTGCTTGATTTCAGAGAGTATGTCTTTAGCTTCATCTTCTTCAAAGTCGTTTACAGATTCTTTAGGCCTTTCCATCTTGTCAGCAAAGTAACCCTCTATTGAGAAACCTTTAACCTTACCTGTTTTAACAAAATCGTTCCATATTTCATCATTATTTACCTTAACAGCACCCATCCAAGTACCCACAGGAACATTAAGACCATACTTACGAGATTTATCGTGTACCTCATCTTCTACTAACCAAGATTCTACTAATGTAAGTCCGTTTATTGTGTGTTGGTGTTCTAATGTAGCTTTAGATTGATTTCCATTCATTAAGTAAAGCTGTGATGCTTTTTCTACTGTTTGCTTAGAGAAATATATGTAATATTCTTCTTCTCCTTTTCTACGATAGATAGGTTTATTAGGGATTAGTAATGCACCCATCAAGATACGTTTCTCTTTGTCAACCTCTGCGAGTTTAAGTTCTTCGCTTTTTAAAGCTATAAAATCCTCTTCAATAGCAGGGTTTTCTACTACAGAAATAGCTTCTATCCCTGTTAACTCATCATCACCTAATATTAATTCGACTATTCTCATATATGTATAACGTATTTATTAATTATTTTGCTTATCCTATGCTTGCGCCCTGTATAATGTTTCTATCAAGTTCTTGTGCTGTGCTTACATCATTAGAAACTACATAAGCCCTTGTAGGTTGTGCTGTCTGACCTGCTATGACATCTGCTAATTGATTAGTTACACTTTGGCCTACTATGTTAAATGCGGGGACTTGTGGTGCTGCTGCTTGACCGCCTCTTGTGCTAATATTCGCTGCTCCTGATGCAGATTTAGGATTTGTTGATTGTATGGCCTTAACAGATTGCATACCTGTTGCTAATACAGTTGCTATGTTTCCAACCCTTGATATAGTTGCAAACGGCTCAGGTAATGTTGATTTTGTAGATAAAACTTCAGTAATACCTAAGTAAGTATTGATTAATGCTTGGCCTATGGCTAGTGCTTTACCCGCTTTGCTGTTTTTTCCTAACAAATTTGCGATAGCACCCATAGTGTTTGCTACTGTTGCTATTTTTTGCTTTTCAAGTATTTTATCTCTTTTAGCTTCGTCTTGCGTATCTTTATCTTTTGCTTTGCTTATTAAATCATTGTAGTATAATATAATATCAGCCTTTTGTGCTTCTGTTGCATTCAACTCATCTAACTCTGCTAACTTTCTAGACTTTTCTAACTCTAGTTTTTGTGCTTCAGTTTCAGCCCTTTCATCTTCTTTCTTTTGTTCAAAGTCTTTTAGTATTTTATCAACCTCTTCCCCGTTCTTACGCATTTGTTCTATTGATTCTCTAGATACAAAGCCTACGCCTGGAAGATATACAAAACCTTTATTTAATTCATCAACCTCTTTTTGTTTTTCAGCTTTTTCTTGGTTTATAGCTGTTGTTATTTGTGTTTGCAGTAACCTTTGACTTCTTAATCTTTTTGTGTCTAGGTTAATGAGTTTAGCTTGTAGTTCAGCGAGTTTGTCTTTGTCCTCTATGGTGTTTTTACCTAAGGCCATTTCTTCCTGCTGTGCTTTTATTAATAGTTTCTGTGCTTCTATTTCTTTATTAGTAATGCTTTCTTCAATAGCTTGTGCTTCTCTAAGCATTTTAACCCTTTCTGATGCAGAAAACCTTTCTCTATCTTCAGCTTTAAGCCTTAATTCATTTATGTCCCTGTTCGCTTGAGCACGTTCTACTTGTAATGCTCTTTCAATGTGATGTGCTTTTTGTCTAGCCTTGGTAACTTCATCTATTGCTTTAACTTCGCTTATAGTGTCTTTAACAAAGTTTTTAATTGCATTACCTGTTTTACCTACATTAACAGCTAATTCTGCAGTTGATTCTGATAATTTGTCAAAGTTACCTGTAACTACATTTCCTACTACTTTGAATGCTGATATAATTGTATTACCTAAGTCTGATAGCAAGTCCATAGTATTTTTAACTACTGCACCTAAAGCTGCTAATCCTCTTTGTAGTTTTTCTTGACCCTCTTCAGATTGTGTGAATGCTGCTGTAAGTGAGCCTAATAACACAACTAATGCTCCGATACCTGTTGCAATTAGAGCTGCCTTTAAACCTTTAAAACCTAAGGTAGCACTCTTGATGCCGTCAGTCATACCTTTAAACTTAGTAACAGCACCACCCGTAACTTTGTCTAAAGTTGCACCGAAGTCTCCTTGTTTCTTTTCTGCTTTTTCTACTTGCTTCTCATATTTTTGAACTTTCTTTTCTAACTTGGTGTATTCCTTGTTCATTTCATCCAAGTTCTTTACAGCCTCTTTGTATCTAAGCTCAAAATCTATATATACTTTTTTACTCATCTCTACTTGTTTTTAATTTCCCTAAGTTCTTTTTTAAGTTGCTGATAACCCTCTTTAAATGTTTCAGGCATTTTATATTTGCCTTTAGCTATTTTGATGTTCTCGCTACCATCATCTACAAATGATAATAATTCTAGTATGTTTTTTATCATAATACGTTTAATAATTCTATGTCTGCTTCGCCTGTTGTTAGGTTTGTTGTGATGCTGTTTATTCTATATTCTGCACCTGATATCCTGAATTTATCTGCTAAAGAATAATTTAAAAGAATATTCATCGGTAGTCTTGCTTTGATTTTAGTTAGCCTGTTCTTGCTGTTAAATACCTCACTAATATATGTAGAGTAAAAGTTTTGAAACAATGTTCCTGTAAATGTTGCGTCTCCTGTGTACTCGTTAGGCTCATTATCAAAATTAATATTTGCTGTGCTTGTTCCTGATGCAAAAGATACTGAATTACTTGGCATATTTATAGAGCCTGTTATTTCTACATTGTTTACGAATGCACCTGTTGTTACGTTAATACTATCAACAAAACTTAAACTTTTACTACTTCCTACTGCGGTATATACAGGGTAAAACAATACAGGTTTGCCGATATATGAATCTTGATTATCATCCACACTCC